TCGGGTGGACCGATTGCGCCTGCTCGGAAACGGCGTCGTCCCCGCGGTCGCCGAGCGAGCCTTCGTGACCCTACTCGATGAACTGCTTGCCGACGCCTGAGATGGTGCGAGACGTGATGGCTGCGCTAGGGCGCCGCGGAGGACTCGCGCGCTCGGCTGCGAAAGCGCAGGCTGCGAAGCTGAACGGCAAGAAGGGCGGGAGGCCGCGGAAGAAACGATGAGCGCCGAGCAACTCCTCGCCGGCTTCCGCCTCCCGCGGCCGGATCGCTCGCCGATCTACGACTGGGCGCGGCGGCACGTTCAGCTGCCGGAATCCTACGCGACGCCTGGGCCGTTCAACGTGAGGCTTTCCCCGTGGCTGGTGCCGATCTTCGACGCGTTGCAAAATCCGCTCGTCCGGCGCGTGCACTTCCGCAAGGCCGTGCAGATCGGCGGCACGCTGGTGGCCGACGTCTGGCTCCCGTGGATCATCGCGAACGACCCCGGCCCGATCAGCTGGACAATGCAGACGGACGAGATGGTAGAGAAGCACGCTAAGACGCGCCTCTGGCCGCTGCTCGAGCGGTGCCGTCCGGTCGCTGCGCTGCTGCCGAAGCCAGGGCCGCATCGCACGACGACGGAGATTTTCTTTGGCGGATTCTTCGTCACGCTCAACGCGGCAAACCTTTCGACCCAGCAGAGCCAGTCGATCCGCTACAAGATCAACGACGAGCTCTGGCTTCCGCGCTGGCAGGAGATCTACGGCCACGCGGTGGCGCGCGTCTCCAAGTTCGAGGAGGTCGGGCGCTCGAAGATCTACAACGCGAGTCAAGCGCCGGTGATGGATGCGGAGACGGGCAACGTGGAGGACACGAGCTTTCGATCCGGCGATCAGGGCGAGTGGCACGCCGAGTGCCAAGGCTGCCGCAAGGTGCTTCCAGTTGCCTTCGAGGTTCTAAGCAAGGAGCAGCGTGGCGGCGTGATCTGGGACCGCGCGGCGCGCCGCGATGACGAAACGTGGGACGTGGGGCGCGCGGTGGAGACCTGCCGCTTCCGCTGCATCGCGTGCGGCCACGAGTCGCCGGACACGGACGCGACCCGCGCCGGCTGGGCGAAGACCGGGCGCTTCGTGCCGATGAATCCTGCGGCGCCTCGGGAGGTGCGCTCCTTCCGCCTCGAGGCAATCGTGACACGGCCGATGCGGCTGCTCGTCGAAGAGTTCCTCCAGGCCGAAAACCAGCTGGTCCGCACGGGCGATGAGCAGGCGAAGATCGAGTTTCGGACCAAGCGGCAGGCGCTGCCGTGGATTGTGGAGAAGAAAGCGGTCAACGTGCTGCTCAAGGACTCGGGCTACAAGCTGGCCGACTACGCTCAGGGCGAGTCGATCCCCGACGAGGCGATCCGCTTTATGGCGATCGACCGGCAGCAGGATCACTTCTGGGTCGAGGTCGGCGCGTTCTCGACGGCGCAAGGGCCGCGCTACCGGCAGCTATGGTTCGGGCGCATCGACACGCGGGACCAGCTGCGCGCGCTCCAGGAGCGGTTCAAGGTATCGAGTGCGTGCGTCGCGCAGGATCGCGGCTACCGGCCGGCGGACGTGGACCGCGACTGTGCGGAGTTCGGCTGGCGCTCGATGCGAGGCTACGGCCGGCGGACGTGGACGATGCGAGACGAGGCGACCGGCACGATGGTCAACTTCCCGTTCAGCGACCCGCAGGTGAGCGACTACCGCGGCGGCGACGTCTACTTTTACAATTGGAGCGGCGATTACTTCAAGGACACGCTGGCGACCGCGCTGGAGGGCAAGGGCGACTTGCGCTGGGAACTGCCGAGCGACGTCAATCCGCTCTATCTCGAGCACCTCAAGGGCGAGGCCAAGGTCGAGGTGCGGACGGGCGTCTGGGAATGGAGGGAGGTGAGGAGCAACGCGCCGAACCACGGCCTCGACACCTCGGCGATGCTCCTTTGTATGGCGACCATCGCTGGCATCATCCGCTTCGTGCCGGCCAAAACCTAGCGTGGAATTAGGGCTGATGTTTTCCTCAAAAGACTTCTGGACTTTCCCGAGCGCTTGGGTTTCTCTCTGCACATCGACAGAGCAACCCAACCAAAAAAACAACGACAATGACCACCACCTACGTCCTCCGCAATAAGCTGACCGGCTACTTCTTCAATGGCACCAACTTCTCCTCCGAGGAGATCATCAGCGCCACGAACCCGGCGCAGATTTTGAATGGCGAGCCCGATCAGATCGCGATTCGCCAGATCTGGGGCAGCAACACTCAAATCATTGTTATCACCGAAGAGCAGATCGAGACGCTCAAGAAGAGCGAGGAGCTAGAGGTTCGATATGCCGAACACCGCAGCGCGGCCTTTAAGGCGATCTCGGCTAAGGTTCGCGGAGCGCATCACGCGGCGATGACGCGGCTGGGCAAGCGTGCCACGGAGCTCGCGCGGTCCGTCTACTGCAACTTTCCTCGCATTGGTTCCGCCGCGTGAAGCCTCACGACTGCACCTTCGAGACCTTAGCGGACGGCCGCCAGATCGGCTTTGAGTGCGACGCACCAAAGAACCCCGCCGCGGTCGCGCTAGGCCGCCTAGGCGGGCGGATCCGATCCGAGGCCAAGGCCGCCGCCGCAAGGCGCAACGGCCGACGAGGCGGGAGACCGCCGAAGCAGACGAAGCCGCTCCCATAGTGGGGCGGCTTTTTTGTCGTCAAATCGAAGCCAGCGCGGGGCGTCAAAAAACCTTTTGACGGCGGCCGCTCTTTTATGGCGGCCGACAATCCCTTCCTCGACATTGACGTTGCGACGCTGACAACGCTCAAGTCCAAGGTCTTGGACGCGATCCAAGCCTGCCTGCTCAACACGAGCTACTCGCTCAACGGCAAGTCCGTCACGCGCGCCGATCTTAACACGCTCAACAAGATGCTGGGCGACATCACCGCCGCCATCGAGTACCAGAACGGCAACACGACCGACACGACGTTCGTCAGCTTCACGGGAAATTGATTATGCAGACCTTCGACGCGACCGCAGTCATCCGCAACCGGCCGTGGTTCGAGCGGGCGCTCGAGACCATCGCGCCGCAGGCCGCGCTGCGCCGGCTCCAGGCTCGCGTCGAGACCGCGCTTTTTAGCTACAACGCCGCGCAGACGAACCGGCTTTACGCGCCGACGCAATACGGCCAGCCGAGCGAGTCCTCGCAGACGGTGCGCGAGCGCGTCGTGATGATGTGGGAGGCGCGCAATCTGGTCGAGAACTGCCCCGAGGTGAAGGAGGTCTCGCGCAAGTTCGGCAACTATCTAACGCCGACCGAATACTCGGCAACGACTGGAGACCGCGACTACAACGCCACGATCAACGAGTGGTTCCACTCGTGGTGCAAGCAGGCGGATGCCACGGGCCGCAATAGCTTCCGCAAGCTCGTCCAGCTTGCCGCGGAAAACCGGCCGGTTGACGGCGACTGCGGCTTCGTCATCCGCCGCGTGGGCGACGGGCTCAAGCTCCAGCTGGTGCCGGCGACCCGCATCGGCAACCCCAACGAGATGGGCCTCGACTCGGAGAACTACTTCGAGGGCGTCATCACGAACGACTTCGGCGTGCCGGTCGCGTACCGAATTTACCGCGTGACGCGCGAGGGCGTTTACTTCGGCGCCGAGGACGTTCCGGCCGGCAACTTCTGCCACTACTTCGATCCCTTCCGTGTCGATCAGTACCGCGGCGTCACCGACTTTCACGCGGCGATCCAGACGGCGCGGATGCTGCACGAGATCCTCCAAGCCGAGAAGGCCGGAGTGCGCTTTGCTTCGCAGCAGGCTGCGCTCGTCTTCACCGACCGCGGCACGGCCAACGCGCGCAACCTCTTCACGCCGACGCCGGCGATGACGCTGCCGAGCGGACAGCAGCAGAAGAACGAGCTTTCCGAGGTCGGGATGATTAAGTATCTCGGCCAGGCTGATCGCGTCGAGACGATGCCGGCGCGGCCGAGCACGGCGTTCACGGGCTTCATCGCGCATCTGATGCACGAGCTCTCGATCGCGGTCGGCATCCCGAAGGGCGTCCTCTTCGGCACGCAGGATTACGCCG